AAAAAACTAAATCAAAGAACCTTTTACCAAAATTAGCGGAAAATACTTTTGAAAACTTGTTGTTAAGTACAAAACCTTTTGATGAAATAATTAAAGAAAATTTCTTAACATCAGCACAAGTAAAAGCATTAAAAGCAAGAACTATGAATCCTGTAATCGAACAACCTAAGCAAGCTGAAATAAAAATGGAAGCTAAACAGACACTTAAATGGACACCTGAAGGAAAAATGACTGGAGTAATAAATATCAAAACACCTGACAACGCACATGTGGCGTTAGTTATGGACACTGATATTGATACCAGTTTTTCCTATCAGAATGAAAATTGTATGTCTCATGCAACGGGTCTATCTTTTAAAGGAAAAATAGGTTTTGTTATGCCTTTACATGTATATAAAAAGTGTAAACCCAGTTTTTTAGTAGTAAGTAAATCAGGTAGAGTAGTAATCAATAAAACAACCGTTAAAGGAACGTTATTAATTGGATATGAAGCTTTATTTGTGCCGATACCAGTTCCTGGCCTTAAATGTTATAAACAAGTTAAAAAAGACATGCCAAATAGTCAACTTAGGATAATACATTATATTCCTAATATAGTTGAATTGACAACGTCAGTTTCTGATACAGTTCGATCTGTACCAGAACTACCCAATGTTTTTAAAGCTAATTATAATTCATATAAAGGTTCATGTGGAGCTGCTATAGTTGATATGGATGACCATTTGGTCGGAATACATTTTGGAACCACTGGTTCCGATAATTTATATACCGGAATAAAATGGGATTTGGATTTTTAGATGAAGGTAGAGAGAATCTACCTGATAATCGAAATGAAAATTCTCAATTTCCACCATTTCACCCTAAGATTTTAAGTGAATTACAAGTAAAACAACCCAAAATTAAATATGAACATATGAAATATATAGGACAAGCTCCTGTTTTATGTGGAGCCGTACCTAAGAGTCCAAAAGATGAGTATGATCTAATGTTTAGAAGCATAGTAGAACAATACCCAGAAATGAACTCATTATTAGAATTAGCTCAACATAGATCTGCCGTTTGTAATCCAGATACATATAGAATTTCTCTCAAAAAATGTGATGTACCTCGAGTACAGCCGTTAAATGAAAGAATGGATTTAGCGTATAAATATACTAAAGAGATGTTATCTTTCTTAATTGATGCAAAAATATCAAGTGTTGTTGATTACGACCCAACCACAGGAGTCGGAGTACCCCAAAATAGAATAAATAATCCAAATACAGGACAGTTTTTTCGAAATAAAGGAGAGTACTTAAACTCAGAATATGGTGAAGAAGAAATGAAGCAATATTATACTGATATATTTTCAGCGATGAGTAAAATTGAGTTTTTACCCATGGAAGATATAAAAGCAGGGAAAAGTAGAACTTTTTTTTTGTGGAAACACCCCTTTGGTAATACGCCAAAAGATGCTATATGATCGAATGGACGAAAGAATGGTAAACAGAGTAGAGAACTGGAATAAATGCTGGTCTCGATATGGTTTCACCCGTCAATATGGCGGGTTTAATAGATTGGCTCAAGCACACTTACAAGTGGAAAAAGCTGCTATTAAACGTGGATTAGAAAAATGGATAAGACATATTACAGCAGATGTATCTGGATGGGATAGAGGAGCACCTTTAATGGAGCAAGTTTATCGTCTTCGAAAGGAATTGTATGGAACAATGACTGACGATGAGAAAAAAATTCATGAATACATTGTAGAATGTATAGTTGAGCCTTTTTTTTCTACATTTCAAGGTGAAATATATCAGAGAAAAACTGGAAATTGTTCTGGTAGTGGAAAAACCACTTCTGATAATACTATAATGCATATAATGATGGAGTTTTACGTGTGGATCTCTTTATTTTATGAAAAGAACGGTACATTACCAACTTACTTAGAAATAATTCAACAAATAGTCAATTCATTATATGGAGATGATAATTTAGGATCATTTATATTAACAGACTGGGTTCCAGAAGAAGTTGATGATGAAGAAAAAGAGAAATATTTTAGTGATAAATATCGTGGATACTACCAAGAATTTGGTTTAACTATAAAGGAATCAGCTTATAAAATTCAAAAAACTCTAGAAGGATTAGAATTTTTAGGTGGTTTTTTAACATTAGATAAAGATACAAATACTTGGATTGCTAAACCTCGATTATCTAAAGTTGTTACAACTTTATGTTTTCAACTTGATGGTGATCGAGATTTAGTTCAATATAGTTCAATTATACAAGCTATAAGTGCTTTAACTTTTAAATTAGAAGGAGCTGAATGGACTTTAATACGTAAATATCTACGAATATTATCAACACAAATATTAACTCAAGATGATGGTAATACATTATCTCAAAATGATATTAGTTTTCTAACTAGCGTTGCGCTCGGAAAAGAAGACCTCACTTTACAAGTGATGGGATTCGAAAGTAAGTGTTTTTCTAACGAACAAACAGACGATAGATTTTTTTTTCACTTACAATCTAAGCGGGAAGAGGAGGGTTTTAAAAGCGATATGAATAAAACAAATTCATTTATACCACTTTGTTACGAAAGTAACACAAATTATAAAGGACAACTTTTCGAGTTTAATGCTCAGAATAAGTTTCCTCAACCTAAATTTGAATATACTCAAAGAGGACTAGCTCACAACCCAATAATTGTTTGCTATGCTCAATGGAAATCATGTAATTGTGTTTTTGAAGCACATTCTAAGATTGACGCAACACAACAATGTTGCCATTTTATTATAGAATATCTCAGAAAAATAAAACACAATAGAGATAATCCACCACTTAGAGTTATTTCGAAACGAGATGATATTATTATCTCACCTAATACGAACCAATTTGAGTTTGGAGTAAAACCAGCATTAGATGATGGATTTACCCCTCAGGTGGAAGGAATTCATAAAGAACCTTCAACTGAACATCATTATTCTAGAGTTTTTCAACCCTATGTGAAAAATGATAAGTTATCACCTGATATTGAATTATTGATAACTCAAATGAGAGAGTATTTAAAATTGGAAGAGGACACTCGACCTTGCCACCCATTACATTATATGTTAACGGATAGTGATGTCATTACTGCAGCTCGACTAGCGAAGTGTTTTAAAGAAGGATCTTTTAATCCTTATGGGAATGGACAACAATCTCAATTACATCAAATGGTAATAACTAAACCTACTTATAAATTAGTAGGAAATGTTATGACATGTTTTTCAACATGTTTATTGCCATCTGCTGTTTC